CGGTAACATTGACCGCTAACAATGCTGGTACATACGGCAATGGGATTGGTTTAGAAGTAAAAGGAATTGTTGGTGGAGTTACGCCAAGTGTCACGGCTATGACAGGCGGGGCGACTGACCCAGTATTAACTGGATTGTTTGATGTAATTGGTGAAACACGATACCAAACTATTGTTTTCCCTGGAAACTACGATGTAACAGTTGTTGCGGATTCTCATACAAGCACGACTTCATTGCTAGACCCACGGTGGAACGAGGACAATGCAATTATTGATGGTGTTTGTGTAATATCGAAAACAGATACATTGGCTAACCTAAAAACATTTTTAAATGCTAGAAATTCACAATCATTGATTGTCAATGCTCAGGGTATTGTAAATGATACTTTGTATAAGGGTTCATCTATATTTGAATTAGATGATGTGATTGCAGCACAAATTGGGGCTGTTAGGGCGTTAAGGCTTACAGATGGTGCGAATATAGCGCAGTTTGTTATTGCTTCAAATTTAGACGCAAGGGGTGGTACTCACACAGCATCACTGCCTTACATGAACACGCCTTTAACATTGCCGATTCTTGATACTGGTAAGGGGTGGGCTAAGTCTGAGCAATCTGAAATTAACGAGGCTGGTGGTTTTGTGATTGGCAATAACGTCGCTGGCAATGGTGTTGTCTTGGGGCAAGTCTATACAACCTACAAAACTGACGCTGCTGGGAATGTAGATAAAACGTACCAGTTCTTAAACAACGTGGATGTGACATCTGCTGGTGCTGAGTTTATTTTTAACAATTTGAAATCAGCTTACAGTCAAAGCCGATTGACTGACGGTTCGTTGGTTACTGGGTATAACATGGTAAATGAAAACGCAATTCGTGGCAAGCTGGTAGAATTGTACAATATTTTATCTGGTGAAGGATACTTATTGTACCGAGCAGGTGAAGACAATGTTAAATACTTTGTGGATAACTTAACAATTAGCCTAGACTTGTTAAATGGAAAGGCTACTAGCACGGCTAAAGTACCGCTTGTTGCTCAGCTGCGAAGACTTGATTTAGTATTACAAGCAGTGTTTAACATATAGGAGTAAGATATGGCAACATCATTAGTCGGTGGACAATTATTTATCAATGACCAGTCAGTGGCTATTCAAGGGAATAGTTTGCGTATGAAAGATGGTTCTGGGGATAAGGTTATTACCCCACAAGTAGCCGGAACGTCTGTGGACGTAATTGAAGCAGTGGATTATACAACAGCTAAAAGCATGGTTTCTTTTGATTTATTATCAACTGTTGAGAATGAAGCATTGGTTCGTGGTTGGAAGTCTAACGGCCTTGGAAACGTGATTAAATATGTTGCGTCCACTGGTGTCACTAAAGTCTTTCAAAAAATGTGTATGTATGTTGACCCTGAAATCAATGTTTCATCTGACGGGGTTATATCTGTAGAATTTGAAGGCTCGCAAGCGGTTACAGCCTAATGCGAGCCTTGCAACGCATACTAGATTCAGTAGCATTTAAATTGTCTAATATTATTATTGACATTATACTAATTATTATGCTATACTTGAATCTAGTATGCAATCGATAAGTATTGATCAATCCACAGTCCCGTCAGAATGTCGTTTAGAGATAAGCGGAAAGACTTTTGAAGGTATGTCATGTATGAAATGGCCGGATGGGTCGATTGTTTTTAATATGTGTTTAAATTATTGGAATATAGCATGGCTGGATGGATTAAAAGACAACTTCCCTGCTGAGTTTGTGTTTGATGGTGATTCGGTGCATTGGGAGAATCCAAGCATTGATGTTTTGACCCCAGATTTGAAGGAGGCTAAATTGATTTGTGTGATTATCGAGGATAAAAAATGAAAGAATTTTTTGAATACACTTTAAAAACCCCAATTAAAATATCTAAAAATGGTGAGTATGTAGATGCATCAGATGTTTGTGTTTATGCCCCACGACCACGAGATAAGTATAAAGTGTTAAAGTTGGAAGCAGATTTAAACAACGCTTTTTTAAGTGTCTTCCCAAAAATTAATACCATGATAGATGGGGTTGGTAAGCAAAGTGATGCAAAATCTAATACGGATGACCAAGTTGGTATAGGAAGTTTAATTATTCAGTTTGCAGATGCGGATATAGTTGTTTCTATTATGTATAACTTGGAACAAATATTTCTTTCTGGTACAGAAGATAAGCCAACGATAACTATTGATGGTGTTCAAATGAAAAAAACTCATTTTGATAATGGTTTGGATTTGCCTGATTTAAAAGCGTTAGCTGGGGGGTATGCTGACCATTTTTTGTCGCTGGCCTTGTAGAAAATAAGCCATTATTTTTATTTACCGATTTTAAGTTTATTAATAGGATAACTATTGAGGGGTTTGTAGTTTACATGATGGAACACCATTTTAACTATTCTGAGTTAATGGATATGAATATGGGTGAGTTGTTGTTGTATAATAAAGAGGTAAGTAATATTGTGGCGCAAAAAAATCGAGAGATTGAAAAGCAACAAAGGAAACGATGAAATCAGTTAGTTATTTAGTCGAAGTTAGGGACAAATTTAGCCGTAATATGGTCAAGTTTGCAGAGCAAGCAGATAAGTCACGAGTTAAGGTTGAAAAACTTGATAAAAAGCTAAAATCAATGGGTAATACAGCCGTTGAGTTTGGAAAGAAAATGGTAACACGCTTTACTTTGCCTGTTGCTGCTGGGTTTGGTATATTGTTGCGAAACGCCGCAAAAATGGAAACTATGCGTACTGGCTTTTTGGGCATACTGGGAGATGCTGATAAAGCCGCTGAAATGGTAGCTAAATTGAATGAATTTACAGCTAAAACGCCGTTTCAGTTAGAGCAAGTGAGTAAGGCAGGAAGGCAGTTGTTAGCTGCTGGCGTTCCTGTTGAGGAAATATCGGATAAATTGCAGTTTTTAGGTGACATAGCTGCTGTTTCAAATGTCCCATTGACAGATATGAGTTCTATATTTGCGAAAATAAAGAATAAAGGCAAGGCAATGACTGAGGAGATATTGCAACTGTCTGACAGGGGGATACCAGCGATAGCGTTATTGTCTAAAGAATTTGGTGTAAATGAGTCCGCTATTTTTGATATGGCATCCAAAGGAAAAATATCGTTTCAAATGATTGAGCAAGCCATGATTAATATGACTAAAAAAGGTGGATTTGCTCATGGGGCAATGATAAATCAGTCAAAAACGCTAAGCGGTGTTATAAGTACGTTAAAAGACAATTTTGTTTTAACGACTGCTGCTATAGGTAATGAATTTTTGCCAGAAGCGAAGGCATTCGCAGGGATTGTTATTAATGTATTGCAACGTGTACACGAATGGGTAAAAAATAATAGAGCATTGACAAAAGCTATTTTAACAGTGGTTGGGGCTGCTGCTGTTGCGATCCCTGCAATTATAGCCATTGGGACTGCTGTTGCTGCTGTAGGATTCATTATATCTAATATTGGAATTGTGGCTATAATGGTGGCGTTGGTAATGGCTGCAAAATCGTTGTATAAAAACTGGGATAAAGTAAATGCAGGTTTTTCAAAGTTTGGGGGCATTATTAAAGGGGCGTTTAAAACGGCGGTTGATTTTGTAAAGGGTGCGCTAGATGATTTTTTACGATACTTTAATATTTTTGATTCGTTTTTTAAAAAGTACAAGTCTGATATGGCAACCACATTTGTTGGAGGAATAACAGGCCAAGATAGCGTTTCTAAAGCAATGTTTAGTACATCACGGCCACAATCTCAATCAGTTGAATTAAATGGGAATATAACTGTATCAGCCGACAAAGGCAGTAAAGTGTCCACTAGCAACTTTGGATTTTCTGGTAATCGTGGGCGCATTATGCAGACAGTTGGGGTGAATCCATAATGGCTAACCCTAAACAGGCATCGTGGCGTGGAATACCTTTTTATTACCGTGGAAGCACAGAGCAACGAGGGTTTAAGACAGTCCAGCATTTATACCCAGGTTCTAATAATTTTAAAATTGAGCAAATGGGGAAAATGCCTAAGCAGTTTACTGTTTCAGCGCAAATTGATGACGATAATAGGGACGTTTTAGATGCTGCTTTAAACGCAAGCGGATCGGGCATTTTGTCCCATCCAAAATACGGTAATTTCACGGCAAAGGTTACTACGTACACAAAAAGCGATTCTATTGATAAATATGGGCTTTATGATTACTCAATTACATTTATTATTGAGTTTGGGCTATTCTTGCCGTCCTTATCTACATTGACCACATCAGCCATAAGTTCATTACGGGCTGCCGGAATTGGAAAGATTAAGTCGTTTGGTAAATCAAGATTAAAAAGGTTTGGTTTTTAGTATGGCATTAAAAGGAATTTTAAAAAACAACACAACACGGTTATTGGCTGATAGAGTTAATTTATTGATCGACACTATGCGAAAGGCTATTGTTAAGATTGAAAATGAAAACAACAGCGATTTTAACGCTATTGCAAATGATATGAATGACCGAATGTTTTCTATTGTTGCAAAGAATGAAATTGGTGATGAGTTAGACGGACTGTTTGCTGCCTATAACAAGGTTGGAAAAGATTTTAAAAGCAAATATTTATTAAACGTAGAGTTATTTAGTTTTGGGAAAAACATTACAAATATACAGTCTAGTGAGACAGATGCGGAGTTGTTAAATACAATAAGTTTGGTTATTCAAACTATAAATTTGTCCTATGCTTACGATAATTCAATTAATATCACATATTTAAATAAGGTTGAATTGGATGGGGTTATTCAGCAATTAGATGGTGAGTATGTAGTAGTTTCTGACAATCCTCTTATTGATTCTGAATCTAGGTTGTCTATACTTGAAATTAAAACGGCGGTTATGAGATTTTTTTCAACGCTAGAATTGAAAGACTTAACTACATACACAACAAATTTAATTCCAAGTAGTGTATTGTCCTATAGTTTATATGGTGATTCATCTAAAAACGCTGAAATAATTGATTTAAACAGTATTTCAAATACTGGATTTGTTGAGGGGATCCAAACCATTACTGAGGCGGTTTAATGGGATTTAAAACTAAAGCTGGAAACTTTATCAATAAGGTTTTTGGTAAGGATATTGTGGTTGAGGTAAATGGCGTTGCTTATTCAAACTTTTTATCAGTTGACGTTAATAGATCGCTAGAAACGATTGCTAATGAATTTACGGTTATTGGAACGGTTGAAAAACTGGAGGACTTTCCTATTGCTTTAGGGGATGACGTGGTTATTTTATTTCATGAAGTATCAATTTTAGATGGGTACGTTGAAATAATATCATCGGAATATAGCAATGACGGGCATACGGTAACTATATCTGGGCGTGACAGAACATCGGACATAGTAGATGGGACAGTCTTTAATCCATTAGTGATTACTGGGTCAATGACGCTAAAAGCATTGTTGACTAAGTTGTTGTCCGATAATGGGGTTGGGAATATCAATGTTATTGATTTAGTGCGTCCAGATATTTTTACAAAAAAAGATCAAGTTAATATTGACCAAGGGGTAAGTCTATTTGAAGCTGTTGATAGATATTGCGCTAAGCGTCAAGTTATGGCTACAACTGACGGTGAGGGCAATTTGGTAATTACTAGGGGCGGTGAGGGAGTGGAGTATTCACAAAAAATTACACATAACTACAGTCCATTTTTAGCGTCTCAAAACAATGTTTTAAGTGCTTCAAAATATGAAAGCACCTTTAATCGTTATAATAAATATATTGTGAAATCACAAAATGACGTTTTAGGGCTTGTTTCTGGCGGTTCTGGTATAGACGTTAAAAAAGATACCAATCAAGATGGGGAGTCGTCTGATAGCGAAATACGGTCAAGCAGGGTATTAACTATAGTTGATGAAACGGCTGGGGATTCCGATTATTCTAAAAAACGTGCTGAGTGGGAAGCATCAGTGCGTAAAGCCCGTGGGTTTAGCTATTCTTGTAAAGTCCAGGGGTTTTTGGTGGACGATTCAAATGTTTGGACACCAAACTGCTTGGTATCGGTAACAGATCAGCGGTTAAATGTGGATGACACACTGTTAATCAAAGATGTTTATTTTTCATACAATGTAGACCAAGGAAGTGTTACAGAATTAATAATGGTTAAAAAAGATTCGTATCAAATGGCACCGGATTCACCGTTGTCTTTAGGGTTTTTAGGTTTATTTTCATGAATAATATATTGCAAAGATTAAAATCAATGTTTAAATTTGGATATGTGTCTAATATTGAGGATGACGCTGGGGATTTGCCTGTGGCGCAATACACATACCATGGGCAGGCTAAAGATATTGTTACCGTATACCCCTATGGATTCT